TTCGGCAACCAACCCGGGCTTTATTTTGACAGGCACTTATTTAGAGTCTTTGCCAGTTATTAACGCAACCATGGGCGAATTGTCAACCATTGACATTACGTTTACTGGCGGCTCATACTCGGTAGACGTTTCCTAATAACGGCCTCAACACGGCCCGACACGAAAGAGGCAAGTTATGCAGCTAACCCTAAAAGTTGAGCTACCCGACAACACGTACACGGTTACAACCAACCTTTACGTTGTTGTTGCTTGGGAGCGCAAATTCAAGCGCAAGGCGTCCGACATGGCCAATGGCATTGGCATAGAGGATTTAGCCTATTTGGCGTTTGAGGCGTCCAAGTTAAACAAAATTGTTGTACCGGCAGAGTTTGACAACTTTATTAAACAGCTTGTCAACATTGAGGTTGTCGAGCAAGAGCAACCAAGTTTTACCGAAGCGGCACCTACAGACGCCAGCTAGCCGAGGTGCTAGTAGCTGTCGGTTGGTGGCCGCCTAATATCCCGTTTGAGCTACAAGACTTGCAGACGGTGGCTAAAGTGTTGACAGAGGCACACAAAAAAAGGTAGCGACGCTATGGGCATAACCGGACAAATTGACGTATACGGGGTGCAAAACGCGTTAAAAGAGTTAAACGACATAGACCGCAAAATTAGGCGGCAAGTAACTAAAGACATTAAAACCGTTGGAAACCAAATTGTGCAAGAGGCGCGAAGCATGGTTTCTACACAATCGCGTAGCAACGGTGCCCCGCTATCCGGTATGCGTCGAGGCTCGCTAATCCGTGGCCGAGAGGCTGCTTGGAACGTATCCGAGGTGCAAGGCGGCTTTAACGTGCGCGTAGGTGTACGAGCAACTAAAGAGCGCTACGTAGATTTTGACCAAGGCGGCTACACCCGGCAAGTTGTGTACGGTGCCAAGCCATACCGTTTAATGGTGGTACAACAAAAGAGTTTTGCTGGCGCTATCTATGACCACGCGGGCGCGGGCATTAGCGGTATCCGTAACACGGCGTTTATAGCCAGCTTAAAGAAAGAGGTAGGCGACGCGCCACGTGTAATTGACAAGGCCGTGGAAAGCAACCGCCCGGCAGTAACCGCCGAGCTACTAAGCATTGTGGGTAAAGTTATGACACAAACAAACCGTAATTTGGTGGTATCCCGTGGCAATTAACATACCGATTTTAACAAGTTTTAGTGGCAAGGGTGTTGCCGACGCTCAACGCGAATTTAAAAGCCTGACTACCACAACCCAAAAAGCGGGTTTTATTTTGCAGCGCGCATTGTTACCAGCTGCCGCCGCCATTGGCACCATAACGCAAGTTATTGCCCCGGCTATTCGTGCGGCCTCGGATTTTGAGGAAGCAACGAGCAAGGTAAACGTAATTTTTGGGCGGGCGTCTAAGAGCGTTAAAGACTTTGCCAATACTGCCGCTCGAGAGCTTGGCCAGTCTAAGCAATCCGTGCTTGACGCTGCCGGTGCTTTCGGCACGTTCGGTAAAGCTGCCGGGTTGGCTGGCGAGGATTTAAGCACGTTTACAACCGACTTTGTAACGCTGTCTACTGACTTAGCCTCGTTTAACAACACAACCCCCGAGGAAGCCGTGCAGGCTATTGGCGCGGCTCTACGTGGCGAGGCAGAGCCGTTGCGCCGTTTTGGTGTATTGCTAAACGACGCCACCTTAAAAGCCGAGGCAATGGAATTGGGCATATACAAGGGCAGCGGTGCGTTAACAGCACAACAAAAGATTTTGGCGGCACAATCCGCTATCTACAAACAGACAGGCGACGCGCAAGGCGACTTTGCTAGGACAGCCGACGGCCTCGCTAACAAGCAACGCACCCTAAGCGCATTGTTTAAAAACTTTCAAATACAACTAGGCCAACAACTATTGCCAGCGGCAACTGATTTTGCTAACGGCCTAGTAAAAATTAACGACGCGTTTAGCGCTATGCCTACCCCGGCAACCAACGCCACGGTAAAGGTTGGCAAATTTGGCAAGTTAATTGGCGAGCTCATTAACCCTATTTCGTTGTTTGTTAACGGCTTGCAGGCTATTGGCTCGGGCTATTTTGACGCCGAACAAGAAACAGGCGCATACAACAAGGCGCTTGGTTTGTCGGCCCAACAACAAATGCGCGTAGCGGACGCTGCCGGTGTATTTAATTCTAAATTCAAAGAAACAAAAGACAACGTTGGCGGCGCTAAAAAAGAGGTGGAGAGTTTTGCCGAGGCGCTTAAAGAAAAACTTACCGAGGCAGTAGACACCGCTAAAGACAAGCTGGCCGAGGCGCAAAGCGAATTTAACGATTTTGCCACCAAGGTAAGCGACGCCGTTAAGGGTGCCCTAGATTTTAACGCCGCGCTTGAGGCTGGCGACTACGGCTTTAAAGGCTTCTTAGACGCCCTACGTGGGCAAGTACGGGGCATTGTCGAGTATTCGACCAACCTTGGCAAAGCCTTGGAAATGGGTTTAAGCCAAGACGCATTGGGCTACGTTATGGACGCTGGCAACGTTGCTGGCGCCGAAATAGCGTTAGAGCTTGTTAAGGGCGGGCAAACCGCTATAGACGAAACCAACGCGCTTGTAGAGGCCGCACAACGGGCAGCCGACAAGGTAGGCATACAAGCCGCCAACAATTGGTATAAGACAGGCGTAGACCAAGCGCAATTTATTGTTAACGGCCTTGAGGCCGAGCTAACCAAATTAACGCCAAAACTTATGGCTAAAATGGACGAGATAGCCGCAAAGCTCAAGCGCTCGGTAAACATTGACGTAGTAGTAACCGAACGGGTAAACCGTATTGTTTCAACTATTAGCAGCTCAATACCTAAAATGGCGGACGGCGGCATAGTGACCGGGCCAACGCTTGCCATGATTGGTGAGGCAGGCCCCGAGGCTGTTATCCCGTTATCGCAAATGGGCAACATGGGCGGCGGCGGCGTCACAATTAACGTGGCTGGCGGGTTGTCTACTAGCGCCGAAATTGGGCAAAGTGTTGTTAACGCATTGCGGGCGTATTCGCGTACCGCTGGCCCTCTGCAATTAAACGTGGCTTAACATGGCTGTTGCTGTAGTCCAATCGGGTAACTATGACCTACAGATAGCGACAGGTTTCCAGCTCAACGCGTTTACACTTGACGACGCAACGCGCGGGGTGCTCAACAATACCGAATACGTGTTAGACGGAATAGGCGAATTTGCAAGCGTTTTAGACGGTGCGCTAACCGTTAACGTACGCCGCGGCCGCCGTGACCAAGGCGACACGTTCGGCGCTGGCACCATGACTTTTACGCTCGACGACACGCTAGCCAATGGCGTTTTTAACCCCTTTAACACCGACTCGCCGTTTTACGACACGGCACAAGCTTTACCCGGGCTGGCCCCAATGCGCGAGGTGCGGCTACTACGTTACGACAGCACCAATACGCCGCAATATATTTTTAATGGCTACGTCGTTAACTACGACTACAACTTTGCGCTAGGCGGCACCGACACCGTAGAGGTATATTGCGCCGACCAATTCTATTTGCTAAGTCAAACCGTTTTAGACGAGCTCAACGTAACCGCCGAAACCTCGGGCGAGCGCATAGAAACCGTCTTAGATTTGCCCGAGGTTGACTTTCCAATAGCGGCCCGCAACATTGCTACAGGCACCGTAAACCTCGGCCACGCCGCCGCCTATACCGTGCCAGCCGGTACCAACGTACTTAGCTACCTAACCCAAATAAACGACACAGCCGAATTTGGACGGCTTTTCATGTCTCGAGCAGGCGTCCTAACATTTCAAAACCGTATCGGCAACACGCTGGCGAGCAGCTCGGCAGACTTCCACGACGACGGCGCACCCGGCACCCTTAAATTTACGGGCGTAGGCATATCGTTTGAAGCCGACCAAGTGATAAACCGCGCCGTAGTTACAGGCTTAGACGACAAAACCGCTACCGCTATAGACGCTGGCAGCATTGCCACGTACTTCATACAAACCACCAACATTGGCAACAGCCTTTTACATGAGCAAACAGCCATAGACGACGCCGCCGACTATCTATTAAACGGCCAACCCGAGGCCCGCTACACGTCCGTCGAAACGTCGTTTACCGTGCTAACAGCTGCACAACGCGACACGGTAGCAACCCTAGAAATTGGCGACACAATCACCATAGAAAAGACTTTTACCACGGGCCTAACAACCAGCGAGCTAGCCCAAGAACTAGCCATCGAGGGCATAGAGCACCGCCTAAACTTTGCCACCGGGCATAGCGTCCTAATCAGTACCAGCCCTACAACGATTGTG